CGGCGGACGAGTCGCTCGTTTCCTGGCTTGCAAATGCCGCCCGGCGGAGATACCTACCACGAGCGGCTCAAAATGATAAATTATTTTAAGAATATGGAGGCTACATACAATGCAAGAGAATATTTATAAAAGACTCGCACAGGCGGAGGCAATGGCAGCGGCGCAGAAAGCGGAAACAATGGAGGTACTGCAAGCGGCATATAAGCGAGCTTGCGAGGAACTCAACGAGGAGGACGCGGCAGCGTTTGCCCGCAAAATCCGCGATAAACTCCTTAACGAAACCGATAGCCGCGTAGCTCTCGACCGCTTTAATATCAGCGTACCGAGCGGAACCTCTTTTACCGCCTGGCTTTCGTTCTTAAAATCGCTCGGAGAAATTATTACGGGAGCCTGGGCAATATATCGCCAGGCACTCCGCGACCTCCCCGAACAAGAGGGCTTTCCGTTTAATGTTACTTTCCCCGCCCCTCCCGAGGTTGAGAACGACGGGACAGAGGGCGAGTAATGGGAAATTATGAGCTTATAGAGGAGCTTTGCAGCGTGGCAAGGCTGCAAGCGGATATTATACAAAAGCAAGCCGAGGCTATCGCTCAAGCAGAAATCGCCGAAAGCGTAGCGGCTGACCTTGCCGAAATGAGAAAACAGGCAGCGGACACTCTCGCCCGCTGCGAAAAAGAGCTTTAAGGAGGCGGAGGCTATGTTAGATACGTTTATATCCTGGCTTATACCGTTTCTTTGCGGCGGTGCCGTAACATTTGCGGGCACTATGCTAATTAAGCTCAAGGCAATTAAAAACGGCTTACAATGCCTTTTGCGAGCTGAAATAATCCGCTCATACGATAAGTATACCGAGCGCGGTTATTGCCCTCTTTATGCAAAAGAGGCACTCACAAGGGCATATAAAGCATATCACGCCCTCGGCGGTAATGACGTAGCGACAGAATTATATCACGATATAATGGAGCTGCCGACAGAGCCGCACAAGGAGCAAACCGAGAAAGGAGGAAAATAATACAATGGAGAAAAAGAAAGTATCGGTTGAAACCATAGTACGTACTATTGTGCTTGTGGTAACGCTGCTTAACCAGGTTTTAACTATGCTCGGCAAAAACCCGCTGCCCTTTGCAGAGGACGAGCTGTACTCTATGCTCACGGCTGCCGCCACCGTAGCGGCTACGCTTTGGGCTTGGTGGAAAAACAACAGCTTTACCTCGGCAGCTATCCAGGCAGACGAGTATATGAAAGAAATCAAGCACGAAAACGCGAGTTATACAGAAAGCGAGGATTAAAACAGTATGAACATCATTACGGCATACGCAACAAAGAACGATTGCTACAAGGCGGCGCGGAAAATGAAACCCGCGGGCATTGTCGTACATAGTACGGGTGCAAATAACCCGTACTTGAAACGCTACGTTGACGCACCCGACGAGGTGGGCGTAAACCAGTACGGCAACCATTGGAATAACCCCGCCTCGGTAATGAAACGCTCCGTTTGCGTTCACTCCTTTATCGGCTACGATAAAAACGGAGCCGTAAGGGTTGCAAACATTCTCCCGTACAATTATTGTTGTTGGGGCGTTGGGAGCGGCTCGAAAGGCTCTTATAATTACAACCCCGCATATATTCAGTTTGAAATGTGCGAGGACGGGCTCACGAACAAGGCGTATTTTGAGGCGGTGCGCGATACCGCTATTGAGTATTGCGCTTATCTCTGCAAGGAGTACGGCTTGTCGGTTGATAATATCGTAAGCCACCGCGAGGCGCACGCTCTCGGTTATGGAAGTAACCACGGCGACCCCGATAACTGGTGGAAAAACTTTTCCTACACAATGGATATGTTCCGTGCCGCGGTAAAAGCAAAGCTCGCAGCACAAGACAAGCCCGCAGAGCAGCCGAAACCCTCGGAGGATAAAACTCTGTACCGTGTGCAGACGGGGGCTTTCAGCAAAAAGAGCAACGCTACCGCCCTTGCCGATAAGCTCAAAGCCGCGGGCTTTGATACCTACATTGTGCAGAGCGGCAACCTCTATAAAGTCCAGCTCGGAGCCTACTCCGTAAAGGCAAACGCCGACGCTATGGCGGCAAAGCTCAAGGCGGCGGGCTATTCCATTCCCGACGATATCTCGGTTGTGGGCTATGATAACCACATTTACTCCACGATATGCAATCCGCGCCTGACCACGATAGACGTAAACAGCCGCGTAATGAGCACCGAGGCAGTGGACATCATACTGCACAAGATACGCGACGGAAACTACCGCCGTGGAAGAACCCTCGTCACCGGAAAGCTGGTACGCCGCGGAAGCGTCAAGAACCTCAACGAAGCATAAAAAAATCCCCCGGAACCGAAATCCGGGGGATTTTACTGTTAATCCAGGAACATTCTGAGATTCTTGCTGCGTGACTGCTGACGCAGCTTCCTGAGCGCCTTCGCTTCGATCTGGCGGATACGCTCGCGGGTAACGTTGAACTGCTTCCCGACCTCCTCAAGGGTGTGCGAGCGGTCGCTTCCCACGCCATAGCGGAATTTCAGCACGTCGCGCTCTCGGGCGGGGAGGGTATCCAGCGCCTTGTTGAGCTCATCTTTGAATACCGACTGCATAGCGCTGTCGATAGGAGCCGGAGCGTCGTCGTCAGGAATGAAGTCGCCGAGAAAGCTGTCCTCTTCCTCGCCAACCGGAGCTTCAAGCGAAACCGGATCCTGCGCGATACGCACTATCTCACGTACGCGCTCGGGGGTCATGTTGAGCTCCTGCGCGACCTCTTCAATCGTAGGCTCGTGTCCGTTCTTGTGGAGCAGCATATTCTGCGCCTTCTTTACCTTCGTGATGGTCTCCACCATGTGAACGGGAATGCGGATCGTGCGCGCCTGGTCAGCAATGGCGCGGGAAATCGACTGCCTTATCCACCATGTGGCGTAGGTCGAGAACTTGTAGCCCTTGGTGTGGTCGAACTTCTCGACTGCCTTTATCAGACCGATGTAGCCTTCCTGAATCAGGTCGAGGAACGGCATGCCTCTGCCGACGAAATGCTTTGCAATGCTGACAACAAGCCGGAGGTTTGCTTCAATAAGGCGGTCGCGGGCGTACTCGTCGCCGGCGCTGATCTTTTCTGCGAGCTGTATTTCCTCCTCGGCGGAAAGCAGCGGGATCCTGCCTATTTCCTTGAGGTGAACCTTGACCGGGTCGTCCACCGCAATGCCGTCAGACGAAAAATCCGCGTCCTCCTCGCTGTTGAAGTCGAGGGCGTTGTTGAGGTCGTCAGGCGCGATGTCGTCGACTATCTCAATGTTGTTCGCTTCGAGGTCGTCGTAAAGCTTGTTTATCTGCTCGGCGTCGATGTCCATTTCTTCAATGGCGTCGGTTATCTCCTTGGTAGAGAGCTTGCCGCTCTGTTTTCCGCGTTCGAGAAGTTCGCTGATAACTTTTGCGTTGCTCATTGTTTTTCCTTTCCAGTTCTGAACGGATCTCGTGTTTCGAATATGTATATCATTCGAGGAAGTCCTTCAGCTTCTTGCTGCGGGTGGGGTGGCGGAGCTTGCGGAGCGCCTTGGTTTCGATCTGCCTGATACGCTCGCGCGTTACCTGGAACTCCTGACCTACTTCCTCAAGCGTTCTCTGTCTGCCGTCGATAAGACCGAATCTCAGTATGATCACGCGCTTCTCGCGCTCGGTCAGTGTGTCGAGTACTTCGCCGATCGTCTGCTTGAGCACGCTGTTGCATGCCTCGTCAGCAGGCGCGGGAGCGTCCTCGTCGGGAATGAAGTCGCCGAGGTGGCTGTCCTCCTCCTCGCCGATAGGGGTCTCAAGTGAAACGGGGTCCTGCGCTATGCGGATAATCTCGCGAACCTTGTCAAGCGGCATGTTGAGCTTTTCCGCGATCTCGTCCTCGGTAGGCTCATAGCCGTTAGCGTGGAGGAGCTGGCTCTGCATTTTCTTGACCTTCGTGATAGTTTCGACCATGTGCACCGGAATACGGATAGTACGCGCCTGGTCTGCGATAGCACGGGTGATGGACTGTCTTATCCACCATGTAGCGTAGGTGGAGAACTTGAAGCCCTTTGTGTAGTCGAACTTGTCGACCGCCTTGATAAGTCCGAGGTTGCCTTCCTGAATAAGGTCTAGGAACTGCATGCCGCGTCTTACGTACTTCTTTGCTATACTTACTACCAGACGGAGGTTTGCCTCGCTCAGGCGCTTCTTTGCGGCGGGATCGCCGTTTGCCATGCGCTCTGCGAGCTTTATCTCCTCCTCGGTGGTGAGCAGCGGGATACGTCCTATCTCCTTGAGGTAGAGCTTTACAGAGTCGTCGGCGAGCATGCCGTCGGCGTCGTAGCTCTCGTCTGCGCTCTCGGTCTCGGCGAGGTCAATGAGGTTGTCAATGTCGAGGTCTGCGGTGTAGTCGTCTACTATTTTAATGTTGAGGTTCTCAAGCTCTTCGTAGATGCCGTTGATCTGCTCTGCGTCAAAGTTGAGTTCCTCCAGTACGTCGGTTATCTCCTTTGTGGTGAGGCTGCCCTTCTGCTTGCCCTGCGCCAGCAGCTCGCGGAGAGGTGTTGCGCCGCCGTTGTTCTCTGTCATT